CCGCAACCGGGTGCAGCGATTCGTACCCAGTTGCTTACCACGCCATATAGACGAGTGCCTTAATCGTCCAACCGGCTGCGCAGCAACGCCGCCAACCGCCCCAGCAGCGCCGCCAACTCCGCTGCGTCCAGGGTATGCTCGCCACTGAGCTTGCGGCTGTCGCGGTCCTCGCGAGCCTCGATCCAGTGCTCCACTAACTCAGCCAGCGGCACGGTCAGCGGCATCTCGTGCTCGAACAGGCCCATGATGATCGTGCCGTCTGCCTCGATGTCGGCCATCGTCTGCTCGGCCACCATTCGCAGCACCACCTTCACCACGGCCTCCGGGCTGCCGTCGCAATCGTCGTCCCAGTGCCATCGCTTCAGGTCCGCCGCGATCTGTTCGTCCGTGACGTTGAAGCTCACGCCCCATTCATTCCGCATAGCCGGTTAACCTCACATACCTACCCATGAAAGTCGAAGTTCCGTTCAGCCCGCGCGAGTGGCAAATCCCGCTCATTGACGACCCAGCCCAGCGCATTGTGGCAGTCGTGCATCGCCGCGCCGGCAAATCCACCGCCCTGATGTGGCGCGGACTGCGCAAGGCGACGGTCGATAAGCGTCCGGACGCCCGCGTGGTGCATCTGCTGCCCTACGGCGTCCAATGGCAGCGCACCGGCCTGTGGGACCAACTGGTGAAGGCCGCCGAGACCATCCCAGATGCCCAGGTACGTCGCTCCGAGATGGCGATCCGGCTGCCGAATGGCGCCGTCTATCAATGCGGCGGCTGCGATAACCCGGACGTGTGGCGCGGTGGAGGCGCCATCGAGATCATCGTGGATGAGTATGACGACACCTCGCCGGGCCTGATGCTGGTCGTCGAGCCGATGCTGTCCACCACGGCCGGCGTGCTGGTCCGCAGCGGCACACCGAAAGGCAAAGGGCTGCTGCAGGAGGCATACGACCGGGCACGCACCACGCCGGGCTATTCCAGCTACCTGCTCGACTACACCAAGACCGGTGCATTGTCGGACAGTGCCATTGAGACGCTCCGGCGCGAGCTGACGCCCGAGGAGTTCGCCCAGGAATTGGAATGCTCATTCGAGGCACCGAATAGCGGATCGTATTACGGCAAGCTCGTGGACACGGCGGATCGCGAAGGCCGCATCACCCGCGTGCCCTATGACCCCGCTCTCCGTGTCTGGACTGCGTGGGATCTTGGCATAGACGACTCGACCGCCATCTGGTTCGCGCAGATCAGCCGCAGCGGCGAGTGGCGCATGATCGACTACATCGAGGACAGTGGTGCGGGTCTCGACCATTACGTGCGCCTTCTGCAGCAGCGGCCGTATGTGTATGAGCGCCATCTCCTGCCACACGACGCGGAGGTGCGCGAGTTGGGTAGCGGGCGCAGCCGCACCGAGACGCTCAATAGCCTCGGCGTGCGCCCAACCCGCACCGTGCGCCAACACAGCGTCGCGGACGGTATCAATGCCGTGCGCATGATCCTGCCGCGCGCGTGGATCGATGCCGAGCGCTGCGCCAAGGGCATTCACGCGCTACGACACTATCGGCGGGAATGGAACGAGGCGGCGCAGACGTGGCGTAGCAGTCCGGTGCATGACCACGCGAGCCATGGCGCGGATGCGGCGCGGTATCTGGCGCTCGGCGTGCGCGATGTTGAGGTCAGGCCGTTGGACGCCATCATCGAGCAGCAGTTCCCGACGCATCGGACGATCTACGAAGGCCGCGACAACACCGGCTGGATGTCAGTATGAGCGACGCAGAGCTTCTTGTTGGGTTTGGCCCTGACGAATACGCCTTGCTGCTGAATGTGCTGAGGCGAGAGGACGAAGCTAGGTCAAGAGTGGGCGAGCAACGGGATTATCGAAAGCCGACCGATAAGGAACTGATCGCGGCAGGCTGGAAATCACCACCACCACCGCCATCGACTGAGACCAGTCTGCTGTGGGGATTGTACCTGACGCGCAAAGAAGGGCCGCGGGTGTGGGCGCTGTTCAGCCCAGCCGATGATGCGGTGTTGCACAGGCTGCATCAACGCGCGCCCTGGCTGCTACGCCACAAGGTGACAAAGCGCTGGGGCGATATGTGGCGCCTGGCGAATTTTTGACGAGGGAGACAACGACATGAGCCACTCATCAACCAAGAACGAGTCACGCGCCGACCATGAACGCGACACCAGCCACCGTGCGCCAGCCGCCAGAGCCGCCGCACCGCGTGATGCCGCTGCCGACCAACTCAGGCTCCTGCTGCTGCTGGCTACCGACTGGCTCAACAACGACCGCACGCACGCCGCCGAAATCGCCGCACTGACCGGCGCGATGATTGGAGCACAGGGACCGCCGGTCAACGTGGACGTGCCGGTGGTCACGCAGGCTGGCGCCACGCTGAGCTGCACCATGGGCAACTGGAGCGGTGAGCCGACCAGCTACGCCTACGCCTGGCACAATGACGGCGTTGCCAACGGCGGCACGGGCGCGACGTATGGCGTGCAGCCGGAGGACAGCGGGCATAACCTGGCGTGCGTCGTGACGGCGACCAACGCGCAGGGCGCGGCCAACGCGCCGATGAGCAACGCCGTAGCTATTGCGTGATGCTCTGATGGCTCGTCGCCCCAGAGCCGGTGATGCCGCCATTCTGCGCGAGGCGAAAGACAGATTCGAGCGCTGTGTCGGCTGGGAAAGCGCGTGGCGTGACCGCGCGCTGTTCGACACCAAATTTGCCAACGCAGACCCACATAATATGTGGCAGTGGGACACCTCGGTCAAAGCGGACCGCGGCTCTCGCCCATGCCTGACCTACAACCAGGTGAGGCAACACAATCTGCAGGTGATCAACGACGCCCGGCAGAATAAGGCGCAGATCAAGGTCACGCCCACAGGGGGGCAAGCGTCCTACGAGGCCGCGCAGGTGTTCAGCGGCATCATCCGGCGCATCGAGTATCAGAGCAAAGCGGTGGATGCGTATTCCACGGCCATCTTCCATCAGGTGGAAAGCGGCATCGGCTACGTGCGCGTCGAAACCGACTACGTGGACAACGACTCATTCGATCTGGATCTGTGGATACGCCGCATTGCCGACCCGCGCAGTGTCTACATGGACCCCGACTGCAAACTCTATGACAAGTCAGACGCCAATTTCGCGTTCGTGTTCGAGGATATCCCGCGCGACCGGTACGAAGAGGAATACGGCACCGAGGACAACGCCGCGCCGGCCACGCTCGACCACACCGATGGCTGGAACGACAAGGACCATGTGCGGATCGCGGAGTATTGGCGGCGCGGCATCGCCAATAGCAAGATCCACCAGCTCCAGGATGGCACGGTGGTGCGGGATGACGACATCCCGGACGACATCCGAGACCAGATCGAGCCGCTTATCGTCAAGACGCGCGAGGTCGCAGAGCCGGAAATCGAGTGGTTCAAACTTGCCGGCGACCGGATCATCGACCGCGAGGAATGGCCGGGGAAATACATTCCCATCGTGCCGTTTCTGGGCGAGGAAACCGTCATCGACGGCGAGATGGACCGCAAGGGCCACACCAGAAGCCAGATCGACGCCCAGCGTATCTACAACTACTGGGCCTCGGCGGCCGTGGAGCAGGTCGCGCTGCAGACCAAATCGCCGTATGTCGCGCGCATCGACGCGATCCAGGGCCGCGAGGAGCAGTGGGCGACGGCGAACGTCAAGAACTGGTCTGTGCTGGTCTACAACGGCCTCGATGAGCGGGGCCAGCCGATCCCGCCGCCAGCCCGCGAGCCGCCACCGCAGATGGCGCAGGCGTATATACAAGGGATGACGATTGCGCGGCAGGATCTGATGAGCGTCACCGGCCAGTATCAGGCTGAGCTGGGTATGCCGAGCAACGAACGCAGCGGCATTGCCATCCAGCAGCGCCAGCGGCAGGGCGATACCGCGACGTATCACTACATTGACAACCAGGCCAAAGCGATCCGGCAAGTCGGCCGTATCCTGCTTGACCTGATACCGCGGATCTACGACACGCGGCGCGTGGTGATGACGCTTGCCGAGGATGGCGAGGAAAACAAGGTCGTGGTGGCGCCGGATGCACCCGAGGCACACCAGTTCGTCGGCCCGCCGCCACAGCAGCCAAACACTGACGGCGCTCCGGTGCCGCTGACCGGCGGGCAGGCGCAGGAGCTGCAGGAGAACCCCGACACTCCGGATCCGTCCGTCATCTTCAACCCGAACGTGGGCAAATACGATGTCGAAGCGGACGTGGGGCCGGCCTATGGCACGCAGCGCCAGGAAGCCGCGAATGCGTTTGCGGAGATCATGAAACAGAACCCCGCCGCATTTCAGATCGTCGGCGACCTATGGGCTGAGAACAGCGATTTCCCGAACGCCGACGAGTTCGCGCGGCGGATGAAACGTGGCCTGCCGCCGCAATACAAGTCGGGCGTGGATCCGCAGGTGCAGCAGGTGACGCAGGCCGCGCAGCAGATGCAGCAACATGCACAGGAACTGCTGCAGAAGGCCGATGCGGAGATTGCTGGATTGAAGGCGCAGGTGGCGCATCAGAAGGAACTGCTGGGCGACAAATCGCACTCGCTCGAGATTGACGACTACAAGGCCGAGACGGACAGGCTAAAGGCGGTCGGCGGCATCGACCCGCTGGCGTTGCAGGTGGTTGTGCGGCAGATGGTGAGCGATATGCTGCAGACCGAGCTACACCCGCAGCTCCAGCAGCACGCGGCGCAGCAGAGCGAGCTACAGGCGGCGATGATGCCGCCGGCACCGGAAGGCGCGGCAGGCGCCGCACCGCCATCACAGACGCTCCAGGGGCCGGCATGACCAACATCAGCGACGAGGTTTGCGAGGAGTTCCGCAGGATCGTCCTGGAAGGCGTCGAACATCCCAGCCTGCGCAGGATACTGGAGCATCTCATTCATAGAGGTGAGATCCAGAGGGCGTGCATCCTCAAAGATATGTACGCTCCGGGTTTTGCAGACCGGAAAGCGTTTCAGGAGACGGTGGCTCGCCAATACAACGAGGCTTTCAAGCCACACAGATCGTCGCTGAGCTTCCGTTGGGAACCGCCGTCGCTGTGAGCGACACTGACGACACCGTGCTGTCGCATGCTGAGGCGCTGGCCGAAATCCGCCGCCTGCGCGCTCGCATCCTCGAACTAGAGGCACAGGCCGCCATTCAGCGCGGCACCCTGGCACAACCCGAAGAGGACGCCCCGGCCAGCATCACGCACGGCCAAGCGCCATCCGCACCACCACACAACGAGTAAGCCATGAGCGCCATAGCCAGGGACAGCAGCGACCCCTATCCGTTTATACCGGTAAGGGTCGTAAAGGGCATGGAGCCGTGTCCGTTCTGCGGCTGTACGGCGCTCAGGTTCTGGAATGGCAACGTGGGCCAGCAAGGGGAAGAACCGTCCTGGTGCGTGACCTGTAACTACTGCACCGCCGATGGGCCGCCTGCCGCCACGCAGGCAGATGCAATCGCTGTCTGGAATGAACGCCATGTCTGAGACCACCGAAGGCACACCGGCCCCCGAGCCGGAACCCACACCCACGCCAGTAGCAGAGCCAACGCCGACTCCCGCCGAGGCGCCAGAGCAGACGCCGGAGGACGAGCAGAAAGCCGCGCGGGACAAGGAAGATCGCCGCATCGCGCAGCTACGCGCCCGCCTTGGCGCAGCAGAGCGCGAGCGTGAGGCACAACGCGCTGAACTTGAGGTGTACCGCCGCCAGGCGCAGCAGCAGGCGCCCACCGAGGAAACGCCCGAGCAGCAGTATCAACGCGTGCGTACCCAGATTCGCGGCGAGGTCGAGGCGCAACTCCGTCAGGAGGCGTTCCACGCTCAGGGCAATGCGGCGTTTCCCGACTGGCGCCAGCGCTGCGACGACCTGATGGCGATGGGCGCGGATGCCGGTCTTGCGCAACTGCTGATCGAGATGCCCGAAGGCGTGCGGGTGGCAGCGTCGCTCGCCTCGGATCCCGACGCGCTGGAGCGCATTGCCAACCTGCGCACCGAGCGCGCGCGGGCCGTGGCGCTGGGCAAATACGCCGCGACGGTCGAGGACACGCCGCCGTCACGCCTGGCATCTGCGCCGCGGCAGATCACCCAGGCACCAGCACCGGTGCGTCCGGTGACAGGCCGCGCCAACCCGCAGGTCAACGAATACCGGCTCACCGCACAGCAGCTCGTGGACAAGTACAGCCGCGAGGCCATGGAAGCGCGCAGAAGCCGCTGATGGCGCTTAGGTGGGTGCGGCGGTTCTGGAGATGGCTGCGACCGGAGCCGCCTCATCATGTCGAGTTCAGCTTCAACCGCTCCGAACTGGCGCTGAGCATTGAGGACTTTTCCAGACAGTATATTGATCCAGCCATCGAGATCATGGCCAAGGAACTCGCAGCAAGCCTTTCGATTTCTGAGCCTCTGCCGTGGCACAAACGGGCGGTGGTCGCCGTCCGTCTGCTGTGGCGCTGGTGGTTTCCTGGGAAACCAAAACCTCGCGAGTTAACCGCCAATGACATTACAGCCAAGGCGTTGGTTATCCTTCACCAGAAGTACAACGTCATTGGCTCTATGAAGGGCGGCGCGAAAGTTGGCGATGCGATCCGCGTTCGGATGCCCGTTGGATACACGATCCACAACGGCGCAAGACCGCCAGACTAGCCGTGCCTAACCGGTAGCGGATCGGTCAACACCGCGCAGCGTGCCGACACGGGCAGCGGGCCGTAACACCGCGTGACGTGCCTCCACCGTCTGTCAGCGCGGCTATCCCTCTCATTGCGACAACGGCTTGAACCGGCGCCCTGCATCCACGCGGGCGCCTTCCCTCAATCTGTTGTCGAGGAGCAGGGCAATGCCCGCCACAAACACGCTACTCACCATTGATATGATCACCGCAAAGGCGCTGGTCATCCTCCACCAGAAATGCAACATCATCGGCAGCGTCAACCGTCAGTACGATGACAGCTTTGCGAATAGTGGCGCTAAAATCGGCACCACGCTGCGCATCAGACTGCCGGTGCAATACACCGTCTCCACCACCCCGGCACTCTCGCTGCAAAACACCGTCGAGCAATACGTCAGCCTGCCGATCACCAACCAGTACCACGCCGACTTCAGCTTCAGCAGCGCTGAGCTAACGCTGAGCATCGACGACTTCTCGGCACGCTACATCGAGCCGGCCATCGCCACGCTCGCCGCACGCATGGAAGCCGATTTCGTCAATCAGATGTGGCCGAAAGTGTGGAACCAGGTCGGCACCGCCGCATCGCCGATGCCATACAAAACCATCCTCCAGGCTCGCAAGCTGCTGCTCGACAACCTCACGCCGCAGTCAAAGCAATGGTTGTTGCGCATTAACACGCAGGACAACGTGGATCTGGTCGATACCCTGAAGGGGCTGTTCCAGTCGCAGGAGCAGATCCGGCGGCAATACATCGACGGCGTGATGGGGCTGTCGGGCGGCTTCGAGTGGGCCGAGAATACCCACCTCACCACGCAGACCCGCGGCGCTGAGTCTGGCTACCTGGTCAGCCCGGCATCACAGACCGGCGCCACGCTCGCCGTCATCACCGGCACCGGCGCCGGCAACGCTGGCGATGTGTTCACCATCACCGGCGTTTATCGCGTGCATCCGGAAACCAAGGTGAACACGGGCGTGTTGCAGCAGTTCACGCTGACCTCGGCCTATGCTGGAGGAGCGGGCAACATGGCGATCAGCCCGGCTATCGTCACGTCAGGCCCGACGCAGAACGTCAGCGCCAGCCCGGCCAACAACGCACCGATTACCTTCGCCAATACCGCCAGCGTTGCGACCGGATTGAGTTTAGCATACCACCCAGATGCTTTTACATTCGCGACAGCGGATTTAGTGATGCCTGGAGGAGTCGATATGGCATCTCGTGTAGTAAAAGACGGTATATCCATGCGAGCGGTGCGTCAATACTCGATTTCCGACGACACATTCCCGATCCGCATTGATGTGCTTTGGGGATGTGCTGCGTTGCGACCGCAGCTCGCCTGCAGACTCGTGGCGAATTAGGAGGGTGCCATGTCAGGCTTCGCCAACCGAGGACCACAGGACAATACCACCACCTCGGCCTATAGCAGCGGGCCGGGGCTGTTCGATCCCTCCATCGCTGCATCCGGCGGCGGTCGCTCGTATGCCGGCACGATCACCGCCAGAGCGGGTGGCACACGCGCTGCCGCCGTGAAGCTGCAGGCAGCCGTCAACCGCATCGCCGTGTGCGCGACAGCGGCCGACAGCGTGGCACTGCCGCCAGCCGTTGGCGGCCAGGTGATCTATGTGCAGAACAGCGGCGCTGCGGCCTGTCAGGTGTTCGCCGATCCGGCGACGGCGGACACCATCAACGGCGTCGCAGCGGCCACCGGCATCTCGCTGGCTGCGGCCGGCAAGGCGTCGTTCGTCTCACCTGCGACAGGTGTGTGGTTCACCGTCCTGTCGGCGTAAATCGTCTGCCGAGGCTGGTCCCCCCAGTCACTGCAATGCGTGTGGCCCCGAGCGCGATCCTCGGCAGATCGGGGCACCCAACATGAGGCGTGAGCCATGATTTCGACGACTGGCGATCTCATCACGTTTACGCTCCGGAGCGCAGGGATCAATGGCGTCGGCCAGACCCCGCTCGCCGAGGATTCCAACACCGGCCTGCAGTATCTCCGCTGGCTGATGGCGGCGTGGCGGCGCAAACGCTGGATGGTGTGGAACCTGCCGAGCACGGCGCTCATCTCGACCGGTGCCAACTCCTACACCATCGGTCCCGGTGGCGACTATAACATCGCCCGCCCGGACAAGATCCACGCCGCTTGGTGCCGCATGCAGCCGTTCGGCGGTCCTAATCCCGTCGATATCCAACTCGCCATCATCGAGAGCAAAGAGGACTGGGCCGGCGTCAGCATCAAGGATCTGAAGTCGCTGCCCTCTGCCGTGTTCTACGACAGCAGCTTTCCGCTGGGCCGGGTGCATTTCTGGCCGGTGCCGCCGGCTGCGATCTACGAGATGCACATTGTCACCAAGGCCGAGTTGCCGACCTACACCACGCTGACCGATCCGCTGGGGCTGCCGGAGGAATACGAGGAGGCAGCGATGTGGGCGTTGTGCGTGAAATTACAGATGAGCTACGGACTGCCGGCCCGTCCGGATCATGTCGCGGCGATGCAGGTGGCGATCAACACAATCGAGATGGCCAACAGCCAGATCCCGCTCCTGAAGCTGCCCAACTTCGGCCGCGGCGGTGGTGACGTGTCGTCTTGGACAGGAAGAGGCTTGAACCGAGCCTGGGTGGTTGGCGGGGATTCAGTTCTATCATGACCGATAATGCCTATCCATGGGAGACTGGCGATCTGCTGACAGCGGCAGCGCTCAATGCTGCCATTGCGGCGGCTGCGACGGGCGCACAGGGGCCTCCAGGTCCGCCGGGGGCAACCGGGCCGGCTGGACCCGCAGGCGCTCCAGGCGCACAGGGGCCGCCAGGAACGCCGGGGGCTGGTGGCACCGTCACCAGCGTCGGCACATCCGGCACCGGCATCAGCGGCGGCCCCATCACCGTGGGCGGCGTGCTGACGGTCTCGTGGAACGGGCCAGCGGTGAACGCACTCGGAAGCTCGCTCACAGCAGCGGGCGGAACGCTGCAGGTCGTGGGATCGCCACCGAGCGGCGCGGCTGGCGGCGATCTCAGCGGCACGTTCCCAAACCCCACCGTCAGCAAGATCAACGGCGTCACGCCGGCAGCTTCGGCGACGACCGACACGACGAACGCGACCAACATCAGCAGCGGCACGCTGGCGGCAGCACGCCTGCCGGCGCTCTCCACGATGAGCGGCGCCGTGACCTACGCGCAGTTGCCAACCGAGGTGCAGCAGCTACCGATCAGTTTCCCGTTCTCTGGGCTGCCGGCCGCATCCGCCCGTGTCAACGTGCCGATGCCGATGGCGGTGACCGTACCAGCGTCGCTTGCAGGCTCTGTGGTGTATGACACGACAAAGACGACATCGAATGCCGTGTTCACCGTCAACAAGATATCCGGTGGCTCCACGACAGCGCTGGGCACCGTCACTGTCACCAGCACAAGCAACACGTCCTGCACTTTGTCGGGCGCTGGCGGTAGTCTCGCGATTGGCGACGTGTTGCAAATCGTGGCCCCAGGAACGCCGGACACCACCCTTGCGGATCTGGGCATCACGATCCTGGCGGCGCGCGTCTGATGGCGAATACCACCTTCAATCCGGCCGACAAGAGTTCGCAGCTAACACTCAGCGCCGGCAATCTGACGGCCGCCGCAAATATCGCGAATACCTCGGGCGGCGTGCGGACCATCGCCCATCTGGCGGGCGTCAAGCTGTATTTCGAGATTACCCTCACATCGCTTGGCGGCGGCATCGTGTTTCCTGGCATCGCCTCCAGCGCCGCGTCGGTGTCCAGCGCACCGGGCGGTGCCGGCACAGCCGTTGTGAACTCGTCAAGCGGGGCCATCGTCATCAATAACGTTGCCAGCGGCATAAGCCTTGCGGCTGTCTCGGCCGGGCAGATCATTTGCGCGGCTGTCGATCTCGTCGGGCAACTCATCTGGTTCAGAAAGACCGCCACCGGGAACTGGAACAACAACGTCAGCAACAATCCCGCAACAGGGGTCGGCGGCATCTCTATATCGGTCCTATTCGGGTCAGCCGACGCTTACGGCTATTCGGCATTCCAGCTTGTGGCGAATGGCACAGCACTGACCGCTAACTTCGGTGATAGCGCATTTGCCGGTGTAGTGCCGTCCGGTTACATCGCAGGCTTTCCGACCGTCGCCCCGCCAGTGACGCCGGCACAATCCATTCGCGCGATGATCCTCGCATGACACGGCTCGCCCTCTCAGGTGGCGCTTACGAGACCCGGAGCGTCATCGCAGCGGCTCAGAAGTGCATGAACCTCTATGCCGAGAGCCTGCCGACCGGCAACAAATACACCGGCAGCACCGGCATCGAGGAGCCGGCGCAGTTTGCCTACTACCCGACACCTGGATTACGGCGCCTCAACACCCTGCCACAAAACGGCGTGCGCGCCATCAAGCAGGCGACCACCGGCGGCATCTACGCCGTGGCCGGCAGCGGCGTGTATCGCATCGACCCCAGCACCTGGGCCGGCACGCTGCTCGGCTCCGTCACCGCCGGTCATCGCACGCCCGTCTCGATGCAGGACAACGGGCTGCAGATGGCCATCGTGGACGGCTCGCCCTACGGCTGGAGCATCGACCTCACCAACGACACCTTCGCCGCCATCAGCGATCCCACCGGCATGTTTAGCGGCGCGGATGTCGTGCAGTACCTCGATACCTACCTGCTGTTCAACAAGCCCCGCACGCCGCAGTTCTATTCGTCCGATAGCCTGGCCCTGACGTTCGACCCGCTGTGGTTCGCGAATAAGCAGTCATTCAGCGATCTGCTGATGACGCTCGCGGTGGCTAAGCGGGAAATCTGGCTGATCGGCGACCGGACATCGGAGGTCTGGTACAACAGCGGTAAGCCCGACTTCACTTTCGAGGAGCAGCCCGGTACGTTCGTGGACCACGGCACCAGCGCGAAATACAGCGCCGCCGTCTACGATAATTCGGTGTTCTGGCTGTCTCGGGATCGGCAGGGCCGCGGCTTCGTCATCCAGGGCGCCGGCTATCAGACCAAGCGCATCAGCACCCACGCCATCGAGCAGGAACTGGCCGGATACGAGACGCTCAACGACGCCATCGGCTTCTGCTACGGCATCGCCGGCCACGCCTTCTATGTCCTGACATTCCCCAAGGCCGACCGTACCTGGGTTTACGATATCGTCACCGGCCTGTGGCACGAATGGTGCTGGATCGACAGCAACGGCGACGAGCACAGGCACAGGGCGAATTGCTGCTATCCGGTCAACGACACCATCGTGGTCGGCGACTGGCAGAACGGCAATTTGTATGCGCTGGATCGTGATGTCTATACGGACGACGAGCGGCCGATCAAACGGGTGAGGGCTTATCCACACCTCATCAACGACGCCAACCGGGTATTCTACCGGCAGTTCGTGGCCGACCTCGAAACCGGCTGGACGCCGCAGGATGCGCTGGTCACCTCAACCGACCGCATCATCACCTGGCTGCCGCTGCTCGCGCAGTTCAACGGCGTGAATGTCGGCGCAATCTCCACGACGACCGGCGGGCCGCTGATCGATTGGGACCGCGATTTCGTCTACATGCTCGGACAGACCGGCTACCAGAAATACACCACCGACCTGGAGACGCAGACGCCACTGGCGAGCCTCGTCGGAACGCCGACCCGGTTCGTCTACGCGGCTGACATTGATCCGCTGGGCGGCTATCTGCTGGTGCAGACCGACCCCGGCAATCCGAACGGCGTCCCGGTCTCCAAGCTCGACCCGGCGACCTTCGCGGTGCTCGATACATTCGGCGTCGTCACCAGCGCCCCGTCCTATCCGACTTCTGTGTGGATCGGGCAGTACATCGTCTGTGTCGTCTGCAACGGCGTCAGCTTCGGCTTCCTCAAATCCTCCGTCTCCTCCGGCATCGTCTCAGCCTTCCGCGTGGATACGATGGAGCATGCCGGCTTCTCCCAGGCCATCGTGAGCGGCAGCACCAACAACCGCGGCTTCATGGTGACCGGCAAGTCGGGCGGCACCGTCGCCTCGGTGTTTCTGTCATGGGATGCCACCACGACGCCAAAGCCCAGTGTGCCGCTCTATCGCATCGACATCGCCGTCAGCGCCACGTCCTACGATCCCACATCTTGGCCCACGACAAATCCCGGCATCACCTGGACCACGGTCGGCACAGTGGCCGTCTCCGCGGTCGATCCAGCGTGGGCTGGCTTCACCGTCCAATCGCTCGGCTACGACCTGGCCGATGGCAACGTCATCTGGATCGTCGGTTCGCAGACCCTGGCGGACGGCTACCACGTCCTGAAGCTCGACGCGCAGACGGCGGCGGTGCTGTGGAATATCCACATCGACACGGTGGTGGTTGACCTGGGCAAGTCGCGCATCAACGGATCGCTCTGGATGTTCGCAAATGCCGGCATTGCTGCCGGTCCCACCACGTCATACCGCATCAACACGCTGACCGGCACGATGGAGACGCAATCGCTCAGCGGGGTCTACGCGAGCAGCGGGCCGCAGGCGCAGATCAGCGACAGCGAGAGCACCCTTATTTTCTACGGTGGCACATTCGACAACGGCACCACGTCACCCATTCCGGTGGATGGCACAGCGGACTTTACCGGCGGCTGGGCGCTGATGGGCGGTCAGACCGTGATCACGGAGACAAAGGCAGTGGCGCTGGACAACCTGATAAACCTCGAATGGAGCGATGACCGTGGGCATAGCTATGGCAGCCCGGTATCGCAGAACATCGGCGACCGCGGCGCGTATATCACCAGCCTGCAATGGCAGCGGTTAGGATATGCGCGCGATAGGGTGTTTCGGATTAGCTGGTCGGTGCCGCTGCGTACGGCCTTGCAAGGCGCTTTCATTGACATCAACACAACAGCGAAGACATAGCGATGCCACTCCCTCTTGGCCCGCCGCGTATCCAGTTCATCGACGCTGATGGGCACCCCTATGCCGGCGGGACTGTCGAGACGCTGATCCCTGGGACCAGCACGCCGAAAGATACGTGGCTGGACCCGGACAAGGCAGCGCTGCAGACCAACCCGGCGGTACTCGATGCCGCTGGTCGCGCCATCCTTCTGGGCAGTGCCGACTACCGGCTGATCGTGCGCGATGCGGCCGGCAACCTGGTGTACGACGGCTGGACCTCCACCGGCATTTCCGACGCGCTGCTGCCGTTCACCACCGCACCAACGCTGGCAGACGCGCGCGCACTGCTGGGCATTGAAGATGCGGTTCAGGCCGAGACGGATCGTGCGCTGGCTGCCGAAGCCAACCTGCAGACGCAGATCACTACGGAAGTCACCCGCGCCACCAACAAGGAGAACGACCTCCAGTCGCAGATCGACGCGGAGGAAGCGGCGCGGATTGCCGCGGACAATGCGCTGCAGGCGCAGATCACGACGCTCGGCGCGACGAGCCTCAAGGTTGGCACGAACGTCACCGACTCAAGCGGTCATCTCCGGGTGGACTTCCCGGCGCCGTTTCCGACTGCCACGACGGCCGTGGTGACGCAGCTCATGAACAGCGACCTTAGCGCGGTATGGCTATCGGTGAACTATGACGCCGACGGCTTCGATATCTGGTCGAGCATCCCGCTGGCGGACGATGCCGTGCATCCGATCCCCGCGGCGTTCTGCTGGATCGCTACCGGCAACTGAATGAACGTCGCGCTCAACACGGGCGTGCCCTCGGCGCCGCTGGTCGATCCCATCAGCGGACAGGTGACGCCGGCCTGGCGCGCGTTTCTGCTGGCGCTGTATCAGCGCACGGGCGGCGCTGTCGGGCAGTCGTCCGATACGTCGGAACTCGAGGCGCAGCTTGCGGCCGAGGAGGCGGCGCGGATTGCAGCGGACACCGGGCTGGCGACCGGGCTAGCGAGCGAAGCGACAACGCGCGCGGCGGCTGATACCGCGCTCAACACAGCGGTGACCCGTGAGGCGGCGATTCGGGCGCGGGCCGACAGCAACGAGGCGACGGCGCGGCAGAATGCCGACGCGCTGCTGGTGCCCATCGCGCAGCTCTGCTCGATGTGGGCCGGATGCGATCTGTCGTTCCTGCCGACTGCGGATCCGGGCAGCGGGATGCCATGGCTCGACGGCACGCACATCGCGGTTGGCACGTCGGCAACGGCTGCGGTGGGCATCGGGAAAGAGGATGGGACCGGGCGCTGGGGCCTGGAGGACGGCACGGGCGCGTGGATCTGGGGCTAGGAGGATACCATAGCTGACACCAAAATCAGTGCGGGTGCCGATCCCGGCACGTTGACCGCCACCGACAAGCTGCCGCTGGCGCGCAGTGCATCGACCACGGCGTATGCCGCGACGATGGCGGAAATCGCCAGCTACGCGAATACCGCGTATGTGCCGAACTACAGCGCGGCGTCGCCGATCATGGACGGCACGGCAGCACCGGGCGTGGCAGCAGCGGTCTCGCGCGGCGACCACATCCACCCGTCCGATCTCACACGGGCGCCGCTGGCCTCACCGATATTCACCGGCACGCCGGCTGCGCCAACAGCAACGGCAGGAACCAACAGCACACAGATTGCAACAACGGCCTATGTCCTGAATGCGGTCACGGGTGGAACCGCCGCCGCTATTCCAGGTGCCAACTGCGCCGACAATGGGGGATTCACCGTCAACCAGCGGACCTATGTGAGCGGCACAGCGCTCGCTGCTGGGGCCTATGGCCATGACAGGTGGAAGGCAGGCGCTGGCGGCGCGACATACACATTTACCGCGCCAGCCGGCCCGTCCAACAGCATCACCATCACCGCCGGCACACTGCAGCAGATCGTTGAAGGCGAGGCGCTCGCCGGTAGTACTTACACGCTGTCATGGACCGGCACGGCGCAAGGCAGGATCGGCGCCGGATCGTATGCGGCGTCGCCGGTCAGCGGTAGCGTTACGGTCGGCGCGGATACCGCCATCGAGTTCAACACCGGCACGCTGTCGCGCGTGAAATTCGAGATCGGATCTGTGGCAACGCCGTGGGTTGTGCTGTCGCCGCAGCAACAGCTCGCCGCCTGCCAGCGGTTCTATCAGGTCGGGCAGCTTCTCGGGAATGGGTATGGTGTGGCATCGGTCACTGTTAGTGCTTCCTCTCTGCTGCCTGTTCTTATGCGAGCGACACCAACTGTTGCGCTCGGTTCCAACTTCAGCACAGGGGTGAATACTCCTACCCTCGGCACGGTAGTTGGCGGCGTTTTTGCCAACGCTCTCACCACAGCTACAGCAGGCTATTCCGTGAATTGCACCTTCACCGCATCAGCGGACCTCTGAGGTAACCCATGGACCTTGTATATACCAACGTAGAGCAGACCAGCATCCAGGCGACGCTGGAGGAGGGCAGGAGCCTGGGCAACGCAGCCGGCCCCGCCGTCATCTTCGTGCCAGTGGACGAGGCAAACCGCGAATATCAGGCGATCCTGGAGAGCGGCGAGCCGATCGCGCCCTACGAGCCGCCGCCCGTGCCAGTCGATCTGCCACCGGTGATGCCAACGGAGCCGCAGCAGGCCGCGCCAAAGGCGTATGTGGACACCGAGATCGCGGCACTCGCGGCTCGCCTCGAGGCGCTGGAGGCCAGGCTCGGGTGACACCGCCTTTCGTGGTGCTGTCGCTGCCGCGGTCGCGATCCGCTTGGTTGAGCAGGTTCCTGAGCTACGGCGACTGGCACGCGGGCCACGACGAGCTCCGTCACTGCCGCTCCCTGGCGGACGTGGAGAGCTGGCTGGCGCAGCCCTGCACCGGGACATGCGAAACCGCCGGCTCCCCCTTCTGGCGGCTCCTGAAGCCCGGCGTGAGGGTGGTCACAGTGACCCGCCCGGTGGACGAGGTGCTGGCGTCGCTGCGTCGCGGCGGGCTGGTGTTCGATGACGCGGTGATGCTGCGGGTGCTGCGGCACCACGAGGCCAAGCTGCGCCAGGTCGCGGCGCGGTTGCCGGACGTGCTGGCGGTGACGTTCGAGGCACTGCGCGATGAGGCGACGTGCGCGCTTGTGTTCGAGCACTGTCTTGGTGTGCCGCACGATCACGACTGGTGGCAGCGCTGGACCGGCGAGAACGTGCAGCGGAACATCCAGGAGTTTCTGCGCTACGCCATAGCCTACGCGCCGCAGACCGAGGCGCTGCGCCGGCTGGCACGGCACGAGATGATGCGCCGCCTGCGCCGCTCGGCCGCGATGGACGGTGTGACGTTCGCGCGCGAGCCGCTGCGTCAGGCAT